AGGGTGAGTGTGTAGCAGAATATAAAGGTAAAATACCACCAGATAGATTTGGAGAGCTTTTATTCGAATACGGTATGAAGTATAGCAAAGCACTAGTATGTCCTGAAAATAATAGCTATGGATACGCAACAATTCTTAAAATGAAAGAAATGAAATATCCTAATCTTTATCACAAAAAAAGAAAAGCTGTTTATATAGGAGGATACGTACCTGAAAATGATAATGATGTAGCCGGATTTACAACAAGCGGAAGAACAAGAAATTTAATTTTAACAAAGCTTGAAGAAGTTTTAAGAAATAAACAAATTATGGTATACTCTACAAGATTTTATGAGGAGCTGAAAACGTTTACTTGGACTGGAAATAGAGCTCAAGCAATGAAGGGCTACAATGATGATCTTGTAATGAGTTTTGCAATAGGTTGCTGGATATATGATGCCTCAGCTGATTATAGCAAAAATTCAAGACAGATAAATAGTGCAATGTTGAAAGCTATGAAAGTTACTAGAAACTCATATGACGATATGCCAGGAGCAATAACAGAAGGTAGTCCTTTAAACTCATCGCAAATCGACCCGAATGGAAGCCCAGACAAAAATAGAAAAAGATCAATTTCAGAAGATTGGAATAAAAAAATTCAATTAATGAAAGATCATGAATGGGTATATAAATAGGATAATCTAAAATGGCAAATAATCAAGGTTTATTTAGGCGGCTAACCCATCTTTTTAGAAGTGGTCCTGTCGTAAAAAGAAAAGTAAGAGATTTTGAATCATCTTCTAAGATGTCATCTGCGTTCGAGCTCTTTAGAAAGTCACAAAGTCACGTTTATAGTACAGCAATGAGTGCCTATGGCACTTATGATAGAATGGCAAGGTATAGTGATTTTAGTGAAATGGAATACACTCCAGAAATATCATCAGCATTAGACATATATTCTGAAGAAACAGTTGCATCAGATGAAAAAGGCAGTGTTCTACACATACATTCGGAAAATCCTTCTATTCAAAGACTTTTAGACGAGCTTTTTTATGATACTCTTAATGTTGAGTTTAACTTAACGTCTTGGGTTAGAAATTTATGCAAATATGGAGACTTTTTTCTATTCAATGACGTTTCTCCTGATCACGGCGTTATTAGTGCATACCCTATGCCAGTAAACGAGGTCGAAAGAGAAGAGGGGTACGACCCCGAAGATCCAATGGCAGTAAGGTTTAGATGGGTAACGCAGGGAAATCAGGTTTTAGAAAACTGGCAAGTCTGTCACATGAGAGTTTTAGGAAATGATGCATTTTTGCCGTACGGATCATCAGTCCTAGAAGCAGCAAGAAGAATTTGGCGACAACTAATACTAGTAGAAGATGCAATGCTTGTATACAGGGTTGTAAGATCTCCTGAAAGACGAGTATTTTATGTAGATGTTGGAAATGTTCCTCCTGAAGAGATACCAAACTACATGGAACAAGTCCAGAGTACCCTTAAGAAGGCCCAGGTTGTCGATAAGAGCACAGGTCGTGTTGACTTGAGGTACAATCCGCTAAGCGTAGACGAAGACTACTACCTACCTGTCAGAGGGTCAGAATCAGGAACAAAAATTGATACTCTTGCTGGTGGCGCAAATGCAACAGCTATTGAAGATGTAGAGTATATTCAAAAGAAACTTTTTGCAGCTTTAAAAATTCCAAAAGCATATCTTGGATACGACGAAGGTCTAGGCGCAAATAAAATTGCAATAATTCATTTATTTTGCAACGGATTTGAAGGTGAAGACCTTCTTGATTTTTCATTACAGCTATCAAATCCTTCTACAATTGCCCAACAGCAAAAATTAGAACTTTATAGATCTAGATTCGAAATTGCAACATCTGCTTCCGGTGTAGAGGGTCTTGTTAGCAAGGACTGGATTAGAAAAACTCTGTTTAATATGACAGACGATGAAATAAAAGAAATAAGAGAGCAAAGAGTGAATGATAAAATTCAAGATCTTAAAGTAGAAGCGGTTAAGCTACCCGGCGGTGAAGAAGAAGGGGAAGAAGAAGATATGAATTTTGGCATGGAAGATGATCCGGGCGATGAGCAAGCACTTTCAGAAATGGATGACCCCGTAGACCTTAAGACTCTTTCAATAGTAGATGATTCGTCTCCAATCAAAGCACAAAATACTGTTAACTTAGTATCTGGTCTTTTAAATGAAGATCAGGATGAAGAAGAAGATAGCGAAAGTACTACAGAGACACCGGCAGAAAAAGCTATAGCAAATAAAAAGAGAAGAAAAGCAAATACTCACATGACAGATCATAGCAAGCTCGTATCTCATAGTCCCAAAGACGTATCTGATTCGATATCAAATCCGTTCGGACACAAATTGCAAAAGCAAAAAGATAGAAGCAACTTAAAAGACATATCAGGATTACGATCAGCTCATAAAATTCCAGTACTTGAAGAAGATGATGACTTTATGAACGGATTTCTTGATTCTAAAGTTGCGCACCAAGCAAGAATGACTACACAGATAAGATCAGCTTTAAAGTCTTTAGATTCAAAAAAGCTAGGAATTCAAACCATTCTTTCAGAGGTTGAAGATAAAGATGGTTCGTGAATATATTTATGAATAGTAACTGGAAGGAAAATATGGGAAAATCTCACAATAAAAAAAGAAATGTCGGGATTATATACGAGCTTCTGCTTAGAAATGTATCAGATTCTCTAATAGAGGGAAATACTAAAAAAGCGCAAGATGCTCTTAACATAATTCAAAAAAGATTTGATAAAAACACTGAGCTCTATAAGGAGTTTAGGCTCTTTAATGCACTTGCAAAATCTACTGTAAGTAACTCTGCAATAGCAGCAGCTATACTAAATGAAGCAAAAAATGCAGCAAGAAAGTCAAATTATAAAAATCTTTCTTATGAAAAGTCAATGCTAATAAAAGATATAAATCACAACCTTTATGATGAAAGCTTTTATAGAAGAAGAATTCCTGAATACAAGATTTATGCAACAATCCAAACTCTTTTCCTTTGATGCCACGCACCGATGCC